TCATGGAGGTATGCGCCCTATGAGCATGTGGGACGATACAAAACTGGCGCTTGCAGGGCTGATCGGGGCCATCGTGGTTTTGCCGATTGAGAAGGAACTCACGACATGGAAGGGGAAGCTGTTTTTCTTGTTTTCTGGTGTCGCCTGTTCCTACTTCACCACCCCGCTGGCCGTTTACAAGTGGAGCATCATCCCGGAACTAGCCGGTAGTGTCGGGTTCCTACTTGGAGCTTTCGGGGCTTCCTTGCTCGCCGCAGGAATACGGGCGGTAAAGTCGATCGACATGGTTGCCCTGATCAAATCACGGTTTGGAGGGGATAACTAATGGTCTTCATTGGCGCTTGTGCCGTTGTCATCATCGCGATTCACGCCTTCTGGTGCCTACTGTCCCGCCGAGTCAGTGACGGGATTGTCGGAAAAGTCCTATACCTTATGCTTGTACTCGCCGCTCTTGGCGAACTGAGCCGGCCAAACTCACAGGTGGCGGATGCGGTTCTTTACTGCACCTTCGCTGCCATCGGCATCCGTCACTGGTGGATGAAAACGATCTGGCCGCATGTCAGGTTTTACATGGTCAACCGAATCCGCTGCGCCACCTGCCCACACAAGGAGAGCCACAATGCCAACCCCTCAAATGACGTTCGATGAATTCGTAATTGCCCAGGGCCTGATCTTTCGGGCAGAGATTGGCTATACCGGGATCGCCGCCGCCGGATTTGCCTACAGCGGTATCACCACCGGCGCCGATGAGCTGGTGATTCTTCAGCGTGCATACAGCAGCAGCGAGGCTACGCTGACAGTCGAGTTGTTCGAAGCAACCTTCACCGGCGGCACCGATCCGCGCTTTCTCAATCGCCGCTTCACCAGTCAACAAGCCAACCCAGCCACCATCAAACAGGGCGTCACACCTGGCTCGCTGACCACGCCAATTACCGGCGCTACCTACCGCGCAAGCACCGGAACCGGCCAGGCATCCGTCAGCGTACCTGGCGACGATAGCCGCCTATACCTGAAGCCAAACACCAGCTACGTCGTGCGCTACACCAACGGCGGTACAAACCCGGCTACCATCGCCAATGCCTTCGACTTCCGCAAAACGCTGAAAGGCAACTGGGACGGCCTACTGGTCAGCGCCTAAACAAGGGAAATGGGGATGACTTACGAACTCCAGAAACGCAAAAAGAAAACAGCCGACGGCGAGCCAACCGGCAAGCCGCGGCTGTTTTGTGAATTCTACATTTCCGACAATGGCCTGAATGGCGCACTGGCTGCGCGCCGTGCAGGCTATTCGAAAGCCAGTTCAGGCCAAACGGCCTATCGGCTGATCAATGACCCGCTGTGCCAGGCCTACATCGCCAAGCTGTCCAAAGAGCGCAAGGAGCGGCTTCAGGTCGATTCCGATTATGTGCTGCAGCGCCTGTATGACATGGATCAGATGGACATCGTCGACATCCTCAACGACGACATGTCACTAAAGCCACTGAGCGAATGGCCGAAGATCTGGCGACAGTCCCTCAATGGCGTGGAGATTGCCGACCTGTTCGAAAACGAAGGCGATGCGCGCAAAGTCATGGGCGTCCTGAAGAAAATCAAGTGGATCGACCGCCTGAAGAACCTGGAGCTGCTGGGCAAACACGTCGAGGTTGGCGCCTTTGCCGAACGCGTGATCGAGGAAGACGCTGGAACCCTGGCCGAACGACTGGCCAAAGCTCGCAAGCGCCGCGATGAGGCATCCGCATGAGCGCTGCCGTTGAACTGACCCAGGCCCAGTTTGATGAGGCGCTGCTGGTGGACATCGCCAGCTTCGACAAAGATCCGCTTGGATTCGTTCATTACGCCTATCCATGGGGCGAGCCTGGCACCGAGCTGCACAAAAAGACCGGGCCGAGAGCTTGGCAGAAAGGGATTCTTGGAGACATTGGCGACCACCTACAAAACCCGACGACGCGGCACCAGCCACTGCGCATTGCCGTCGCCTCTGGCCACGGGATCGGTAAATCCGCGCTGATCAGCATGATCATCGACTGGGGCCTGTCCACATGCAATGACTGCAAGATTGTCGTCACCGCGACCACCGACACCCAGCTGCAAACCAAGACCTGGCCAGAGGTCACCAAGTGGCGCGGCCTGTCCATCGTCAGCAATTGGTTCACCACCAACGCCACCAGCGTGGTATCCAACGACCAGGCCCACCGCAAGCTCTGGCGCGCTGACGCAATCCCGTGGAGCGAACACAACACCGAGGCCTTTGCCGGCCTGCACAACGTCGACAAACGCATCATCCTGATTTTTGACGAGGCTTCCGGTATCGCTGACAAGGTGTGGGAAGTGGCCGAAGGCGCCATGACCGACGAGAACACCGAAATCATCTGGATCGCGTTTGGCAACCCGACACTCAACACCGGGCGTTTTTCCGAATGCTTCACCCGCTACGCTCACCGCTGGCTGCACCGCCAGATCGACAGCCGCACCGTTGAAGGCACCAACAAGAAAGAGATCGCCAAGTGGTTGGAAGACTACGGCGAGGACTCCGACTTTTTCCGTATCCGCGTGCGCGGAGAATTCCCGAGGGCTTCCGAATTGCAACTGATCCCGCAAGATTGGGTGGCCGAAGCGCGCAAGCGCCCGGTGTACAGCACGATGCACGACGGCCTGGTGATGTCCATCGACATCGCCCGGGGCGGCGCCGACAACAACGTGATTCGCTTCCGGCGTGGCATGGATGCCAGGTCCATCAAGAAGCTGAAGATCCCCGGTAGTGAAACCCGCGACACCACCAAGTTCGCGATGAAAGTCTGCACGCTGATCGATGAACACAAGCCGGACGCCGTGTTTGTCGATAGCACTGGCGTCGGCGGCCCAGTTGCAGACCAAATCCGCAAGCTGCGCCCGAACGCTGTGGTGATCGATATCAACTTCGGCAGCGCTTCGCCTGACCCAAAATTTCTCAACATGCGCACCTACATGTGGTGGCAAATGCGCGAGGCCCTGCGCGCCGGCCTGGCCATCGAGGATGATCCGGAACTGGAACGCGAATTGACCGCGCCGAACTACAACACCGACGCCAAGGAAGTCGTGCATCTGGAGAAAAAGAAGGACATCAAGAAACGCCTTGGCATGAGTCCCGACGACGCCGACGCTCTTTGTCTATCCTTTGCCATGCCGGTCATGCGCCGGGACCACAAACCCGGCACCAACAGCGACGGCGTCCAGACGGAGTTCGATCCCTATGCAGCCTGACATCATCCAGACCAGGCCCTACCGCCCAGGCGATGCCGCACTGATCCCGGTGGCCGAGGTTGACCCGTTCGGCTTCTGGCTGCGCGAGATCGAAGAGGTGGGGCGCGGCCTGACCAGCTACTACCTCGACGATCTGCTGGTAGCCGTCTCGCTGTACACGCCAGCCTGGCGCGGCGTGGCTGATTCCTGCGCCCTGGTGAACCGGGATTTATCCAGGGGCCACGGGAAAGCCCTGGCGCGCAGCATCCGCCAGCGCATCGACCAGCTGATGATCAGCGACAACTTGCACCGTGCGCAGGCCACCGCCTACGTCACAGACCGCCCAAGTCAGGTATTCTTGCGCGCAATTGGCTACCGTTATGAGTCGACGATGAAACGCGGCGCAGCAGATGGTAGTGACCTTTACGTTTATGCCCTGCTTGGAGAATGAAACATGTCCAAATCCATCAGAAAAACCGTCGCGAAGTTTGACCTGGGCCATCAGTTCGGCAAGAAGTTTGGCCTGCCTGACCCAGTGGGAGACACGCTGTATGGCTCTGACCGCGCCTTGTCGCCCACCGAGGCCGCTGCCAAAGCCGCCAAGGATGCCGCCGAGGCCGCCGGCACCGTCACATCTGAATCGGTGCCGGTGGCCGTCAGTGACGACACGCTGGCCGCACGGGATGCGCAGAAGAAGCGCCAGCTCGCCGCCGCCGGACTCTCTGGCACCATCCTCACCGGCTCGCAAGGTCTGGCCGCGCCGGCCACCACGTCGATGAAGAGCCTCTTGGGGAGCTGATCCTGATGGACGACAAAAAAAAAGGCGGCAAGAACAAGCACTACGCCGAGCTTGAGCGCCTGCAGAAGAAGGCCAACGCGCTGGTCAACGAGCGCAATAAGTCCTGGCTGCCGGTCTACAAGGATCTGCGCGCCTACATTTCGCCCTACTCGGCGCAGTTCGAAGAAGACACCACCAATTCTGGCGAGCGCCGCGACCAGAAGATCAACAACCCGAAGCCGATTCGTTCCAGTGAACGTCTGTCGGCCGGTATGTCCAGCGGCATGTCGAGCAAGTCGCGGCCGTGGTTCGAAGTGGTTCGACCCAAGGATGCCAAGGACACCATGCCGGTGCGCCGCTGGCTCTACGCCGTGCAAAACGCCCTGCGCCTGACGCTGTCGAAAACTAACCTGTATGAGTCGCTGGAGCAGGTCTACAACTCTGAAGGCATCTTCGGAACCGCGGCGATGTCCTGCGTTCCGCACAAGGATGAGGTGATCCGCTTCACCCATTACCCGTGCGGCTCTTACTGCCTGGACACCAACGACCAGGGAGACGTTGATACCTTCTACCGCAACGAGCAGATGACGCCGCGGCAGATGGTGCAGAAGTTCGGCAAGGACAACGTATCGGCGCAGACACGGCTGGCCGCCGAGCGCGGCGACATCACCCGCGTCACCGTACATCACATGATCGAGCCCAACCCTGACGCCGACATGCGTTACGTCGACAACCTGTCGATGGCCTACAAGTCGACCTACTGGGAATCGAACGCCGGCGGTGACAATTGCGGCATCCTGCGCCGCAGTGGCTTTAAGCAATTCCCGATTGCCGCACCGCGCTGGATCGTCACCGGCAACAACGTCTACGGCACCGGGCCTGGGTATATCGCCCTACCGAAATCGCGGGAACTGCAAAAACTCGAGTCGGATAAAATGCGCCTGATCTCGCACCTGTCCAACCCGAACCGCACGGCGCCAGTCAGCCTCAAGGGTTTGGGCGGTGGCTCCATCGTCCCGGGCGGCATCAACTGGGTGCCGGACAACCTGATTGGCCTGGCCATGCAACCGACCTACGTGCCAGACCCGAACGCCATCGGAAACCTGCGCGCCGAGATCAACGAGTGCGAAACCGACATTGGCGAGGCGTTTTCCGAAGACCTGTTCTTGCTGATCACCAACCGCGATTCCACCATGACCGCGTATGAAGTGGCGCAGCTGCAGGAAGAGAAGATCGCCATGCTCGGCCCGGTGATCGAGCGCAACGAAAAGGAATTGCTGGATCGCGTGGTCACCCTGACTTTCGACGCCATGGTTGAACAATCGATGCCGCGTTGGATGGGCCTATTGCCCGGTGAGCCACTGTTGCCGATCCCGCCGGAAGAGCTGCAGGACATGAAGCTGGAGATTGGCTATATCAGCGTACTGGCCCAGGCGCAGAAGGCCGTGGCAACGTCGTCGATCCAGCGCGCCGCGCAATTCACCGGCATGCTGATTGGCGCCGGCTTCCAAGATGCCGGCGACAAGTTCAACCCGGACGCGGCCCAGGATGAGTACTACGACGCCATAGGCGCACCACCAACTATCCTCCGTGGGGATGATGAAGTTGCGGCGATCCGCCAGAACCGCGCCAATCAGCAGCAGCAGATGATGGCGATGGAACAGGGCAAAGCGCTGGCCGACAGCGCCAAGACCTTGTCCGAAACACCAACCGGCGGCGACACCGCGCTGAGCGCAATCACTGGAGCATCGTCGAATGGATGACGAGGCGATTTTGAGTAATGAGGCCGCTGCCAGTAAACTGCTGGCCAACCGCATCAGGGACGGCGCCCGCTACATGATGGGCAACCGTTCAGGACGCGCACTGATGTGGTATCTGCTGGAGCAGTACGGCGTGTTTCAGGAAGGCTTCAGCAGCGATGCGCTGATCTTGGCCAGGACATCCGGACGCCGATCAGCCGGCCTGCAACTGATGCAACTGATCGATACCTTCACGCCAGAGAAGTACCAGAAGATGGTCGACGAAGCCCGTGAAGACGCAATCATCACCAACCCAATGGGGGAAGAGTAAATGCACGGTATCAATACACTGCGTAAATTGTTCGGCCTAGTGCCGATGAGCGAAGCGCCAGCGGATGGCGGCCAGGGTGGCGGCGGAAGCGATCCAGCTCCTACAGGTTCCGACTCCGCGCCAACCGGCGAAACCCCTGTAAACGTTGAAGGTTCCAGCCTGCTGGGCGACCTGAAACCCGAGGAAAAAACCGATCTCGCTCCTACAGATGAAAAGCCTGAAGGCGAGAAGAAAGACGACGAGGACGGCGAGAAGAAGGACGACAAGCCGGACGAAGGCGCCCCGGAAGTGTACGAGGCATTCAAGGCCCCGGACGGCATCGAGCTCGACGAAGCCGTGATGCCCGAAGTACACGAAATCTTCAAAGACCTGGGCCTGTCGCAAGAGAAGGCGCAGGAGGTTTTCGAAAAGTTCCTGGGCATTCAGCAGAAGCTCGCAGGCACCCCGGAAGAGCAGATGCAGGCCGCCGAGCAGCAGATCGTCGCACTGAACACGCGCCTGGCCGAAGAGTGCAAAAACCTGCCGGAAATCGGCGGGGAGAAGTTTGCCGAATCGCTGGCCACCGCATCGAAAGTGATTCAACAGTTCGGCACACCGGAATTTCGCCAGCTGGTTGCCTACACTGGCGTGGGATCGCACCCGGAATTTTTTAAGATGATGGTTGCAATTGGTTCTAAGATGTCCCCCGATAACTTTGTGCAAGGAGGCGATCCGGCAGTAACCGAGCGCCGAGGCGAAGACATCATGTTTGGCCACCTGTTCAAAAAGTAACACCACCCCGAAAAAGTGAAGAGGATTTAAACCATGGCATTGCTCTCTACCGTCTCGCTGACGCTGGCCGACTTGGCGAAACGCCAGGAAGGTACTGACGCCGGGAAGAAAATCGCGATCATCATCGAGATTCTCTCCCTGCAAAACGAAATGCTGCAGGACATCCCATGGATGCCGGGTAACGACGGCACCGGCCACAAGACCACCGTGCGGTCCGGCCTGCCATCCGGCACCTGGCGCAAACTGAACTATGGTGTGCAGCCTGAGAAGTCGACCACCGTTCAGATCCGCGATCAAACCGGCATGCTTGAAACCTACTCCGAGATCGACAAGAAGCTGGTGGCGATCTCCAAGGACAAAGAAGGCTTCATGATGTCCGAGAGCCGTGCTTTCCTTGAAGGCATGTCGCAGAACATGGGCACCCAGCTGATCTACGGTGACGCTGCAGTCAACCCTGAGCGCATCACCGGCCTGGCGCCTCGCTTCAACAGCCTGGCAGCTGAGAACGGTGACAACATCATCGACTGCGGCGGCACCGGTTCCACCAACACTTCCATGTGGCTGATCGCCTGGGGCGATACCACCGTGCACGGGATCTTCCCGGACGGTTCGGTGGGCGGTATCCAGATCGGGGAAACCAAGGAAGAAACCCTGCTGGACAACCAGACCCCTGCTGGCAAGTACGAAGGCTACCGCACCCACTACAGCTGGGACGCTGGCCTGACCGTGCGTGACTGGCGCTACGTGGTGCGCGCCGCCAACATCGACGTGACCACCTTGAAGAAGGACGCCGCGACCGGTCCGGATCTGGTCGACATCATGGTGCAGATGCTGGAACTGCTGCCGAACGAAACCACCGGCACCCTGCGTTTCTACGTGCCGCGTGTGATCCGTTCTTACCTGCGCCGTCAGATCAAGAACAGCAAAAACGTGTTCATCAACATGGGCGAAGTAGCTGGCAAGAAGGCCGTGATGTTCGACGACGTTCCTGTTCGCCGCATGGATGCCATCCTGTCCAACGAAGCCCGCGTGGTCTGATTCGACGCCGCCCAGCGATGGGCGGCATGACCCTTTGCCTTTCATGATTGAGGAAACAACATGAGCATCATCGACCGCTTCCTGCAAGTCTCCAACAACCAGGCGATCACCGTGACCGCCGTATCCACCGACGTGATCGACGCCGGCGCCACCAAGAACGCAGCCATCGGCCGTGACCTTGGCGGCGGCACTCAGCTGTTCATGGAAATTTGCGTGACCGCCACCATGACCGGCGCCGGCACCCTGGCCATCGCCCTGCAAGACTCGGCGGACAACTCCAGCTTTGCCGACGTGCTGAGCCTGCCACCGATTGCCGTGGCCAGCCTGCCAGTGGGCACCCGCCTGTACATCCCACTGCCGGCCAAAATGCGCCGCTACATCCGCAACAACTACACCATCGCTTCCGGTCCATTCACCGGGGGCACCCTGAGCGCTCAAGTCGTCGACGGCATGACGGTTGAACGCGCCTACCCTGACTCGCTCAGCAAAGTGGTTTAACTGAGCGCCTGACGTAAGGAGTGGGGACGATGGCTAAGAAAAACACCTTCATGGTGCGAGCAATCCAGATGGGCTTCCTTGGCTCACTGCGCGAGGTCGGTTCGACTTTCGCTGTGGACGACGAAGCCTTTTCTGACAAGTGGATGGAACGCCTGGAGCCGAAGGAAGCGGCCAAGGCGGCCAGTGCACCGGTGCCGGACACCGGCCTGGGCTTCACCGTCAAGCACGTACCTGCAGGGAATTGGGTTGTGCTGAACAAGGACGGTGAGCGCTTCAGTCGTGTGTTCAAGAAGGACGAAGGCAATGCCAGGGAGCTGGCCGAGCAGGAAGCTCTACGCCTGAATGCCGGCGGTGAACCGGTGATGCCTGGGCCAAGTGGCGGCGGCGCTCAACCACCACTGCAAGAGGAAGAAGAGGACACGAACCTTCCTGACGCTTAATCCACTACCATAACAGGGGCCGAAAGGCCCCTTTTCATTTGCGCCGCTGGAGGACGCCACATGGCGAGCAAGATCGAGATCTACAACATGGCCCTGTTCCACGTCGGCAGTACGTCGAAAGTGGCCAGCGTTGACGAACAAAGCATGGAAGCCATCGTGTGCAGCACGTTCTACCCGACCGCGCTGGATGCCCTGCTGGCGTACAAGTCGGCCGACTGGGGTTTTGCCACCAAAAGCGTGGCCCTGGCCGACATCGGCAGCCCGCCGACGAACTGGCTCTACCGCTACATGTACCCCAACGACTGCGTGCGCGCCATCCAGATCGTGATCCCTGGCACGCGCAACCCGATGCAAGGCCAGGAAATCCCCTACGATCTGCAGCAGGCCGATGTCAGCCTGTCCATCGTGACAGACATGCCACAGGCCGAACTGCTGTATATCTCCCGCGGCTTGCCAGCCGAGCGCCTGCCGTCTCCCTTTGTCATGGCGTTGTCGTACCAGCTGGCCGCGCTGATCTGCACGCCGCTGAAAAAGGACATGGCCACCGCCCAGGCCCTGTTCCAGATGGCTGAGCAGTTCACCCAGGTGGCAATGGCCGCCAGCCTCAACCAGCAACAGCCGGACAACCCGCCGATCTCGATCTATGAAGCGGAGGCGCACGCATGACCACCAGCATCATTCAAACCAGCTTCAGCCGTGGCGAGATCGGCCCACAACTGTTCGGCCGTGTTGACTTGGCCGCCTACCAGAACGGCCTTAAACAGCTGAGCAATTGCATCGTCACGCCCTACGGCGGATTCGTGAACCGCGCAGGCTCCTACTTCCTGGCGCAGACGCTGAACAACGAAATTGCCCGCATGATCCGCTTCAAGTTCAACAACTCGGACGCCTACGCGCTGGAGTTCACCCACCTGGCCATGCGCGTCTACCGCAACGGCGGGCTGGTGCTGAACACCGGCGGCCCGAACGTCGGCCTGCCGTTCACACTGGTTACCCCGTTCACCCGCGACGAACTGTTTTCTATCAACTTCACCCAGTCCGGTGACGTGATGGACATGGTGCACATCAACCACAAGCCGCAGAAGCTCAAGCGTTTCGCCCACGACAACTGGACGATAAACCCGGTGTCGCTGGTGCCGAGCGTCTCAGCCCCGGCCAGCGCCACCGCCACCACCCCTGGCGGCGGCACCGGCAACACCCAGGTGTGGAAATACCAGATCACTGCCGTGCTGGACGACGGCAGCAACGCCATCGAAGAATCGCTGCCCGTGACATCCAACAGCGTGACCGTGTTCAACAGCAACGTGCAGGCCACCGTGACCTGGCCGGCGGTGGTCGGCGCCGCCTATTACAACGTGTACAAGGACAATGCCGGTTCTGGCATTTATGGCTTCGTCGGCAAGGCCAACGCGCTGACATTCACCGACAACAACATTGCACCGACCAAGACCGACACACCGCCAACCGGCACCGATCCATTTGTGGGCGCCGGCAACTTCCCCCGCGCCGTGACCTACTACCAGCAGCGCCTGGCCTACGCCTCGACGCTGAACAAGCCGCAAACCCTGTGGTTCAGCAAGACCGGGATCTTCACGAACTTCGGCTACTCGACGCCGCAGAAGGATGACGATGCAATCACGTGGTCAATGTTCAGCACTGAAGTGAACATGATCCTGCATCTGGTGCCGCTGAAGTCCCTGCTGCCCTTCACCGATGGCGCGGAATGGGTAGTGCAGGGTTCCACCGCCGGTTTCACCGCAAAGACCATCAACGGCAGCGCCGAGAGTTACAACGGCATCGGCCAGCTGCGCCCGCTGCTGATCGGCACCAGCGTTGTCTATGCCCAGGAACGCGGCCGCGAGGTGACTGCCTTCGGCTACAGCCTGCAGGCCGATGGTTTCAGCGGCAGCACGATCAGCATCCTGTCGCCGCATTTGATCGAGGACTACAGCCTGGTCGATTGGGATTACCAGAAGATCCCCTACCACGTCATTTGGGCGGCCCGCTCTGATGGCGCGGCAGTCACCTGCACCTACATCCCGGAGCAGGACGTAAACGGCTGGTCGCATCAGCACACGGATGGCAACTACATGTCAGTGTGTTCCGTGCCAGAAGGTCGTGATGATTCGGTTTATGCGTGCGTAGAGCGCGACATCGGCGGCGTTGTAAAACGCTATGTCGAGCTCTTCGCCAATCGCATTCTGGATCGCTACAAAGGCACTGCAATCATCAGCCGCGCCCACTTTGTCGACTGTGGACTGGCGTTCAATGGCACCAACACCACCGCCACCACCCTGACCATCACCGGCGGGACCGCCTGGCAGTCACCGGAGACGCTCACCGTTAACGCTTCGGCCTCGATCTTTGCCGCCGGTGACGTTGGCGACATGTTGCAGTACGTGCCAGATCCAATTTCTGACCCGTTCCGCTTCAAGATCCTCACCTACACCAGCCCGACATCGGTAAAGGTTCAGCCGCTCGGGCCAGTACCGACAGCCATCCGTGGCGTAGCGTTCACCACTTGGGCATTCGCCCGCGACACCTTCACCGGCCTGAGTCACTTGGAAGGCCGAGTGGTTTCCGTGCTGGCAGACGGCAACGTGGCGCCGCAACAGGTCGTCACCGCCGGAAAGATCACCATCCCCGATCCGTCAGCCATCGTGCACATCGGGCTGCCCTATCGTTCACTGGCGGAAACCCTGGCCGTCAACATCGCCGGACAGGAAACGCTGCTGGACAAGCCTGTGCAAGTGGCCAGCGTGTCGTTGCTGGTGAAGGATTCACGCGGCGGCAAAGTCGGCAGTAAGGAAACCAACCTGTTCGAAATGAAACAGCGCTCCACCAGCGACAACTACGGCAGCATGGCGGCGATCAATGGGCTTGCTGAAGTCAGCGTCAGCGACACCTGGCAGAACACCGGGAACTTCTTCATCGTGCAGGATGATCCGCTGCCAATGAACGTGATCGCCGCCATTCCCCGTGATGAAGTGGGGGGCAAGCTGTGATCAAGGTACGGCGCATGACCGCCGACGACATCGAGCCGATTGCCGCCGCCGCACGCCAGCCGGACCGCGACGAGATCGAGCAAGGCTGTGGCCAATCCATCGCTTCGGCACTGACCCTGGGCCTGCGTTCCAGCGTGGCCGCGCATGTCATCGCCTGGGGCGACACGCCGCTGGCCGCCTTTGGCGATGTCTGCTACAGCCCTGGCGCCGGGATCGGCATACCGTGGCTGATCAGCACCGAGGCCATCGAGCAACATCCGCGGGCCTTCTTGCGGATCTGCCGGCCACTGGTGACGCAGATGCTGGAGCGCCACCAAACCCTGATTAACTACGTCGACACGCGCAACACCGCGGCCATCCGCTGGCTGGAGTGGCTGGGCTTTAGCATGGGCAGCCCTACGCCCTACGGGCCAAACCAGCTACTATTTCGGCAATTCGAAATGATCAGGGGAAACTGATATGTGCTGGATGGCTTTAATTCCCGTAGCAATCGCCGCAGTCGGCGGCATGATGCAGGGCCAGCAGAAGTCTGCCGCTGACATCAGCCAGGCTTCGGCGCTCACGCAAAACGCCGCGTACCTCAACCGTGCCGCCAATGATGCGCGCTATCGTGGCGTGGTCGATGCTGACACGCAGCGCGTGCAGACGCAGAACCTGATCGGCACCCAGCGCGCCGCCATGGCCGGCAACGGTGGCTTTGTCGACGACGGATCGAACGCGATCATCCAGCAGGACACCGCGCAGTATGGCGAACTGGACGCCATGATCATCAGCAACAACGCCGCCCGCGAAGCCTACGGCTATGAAGTGCAGGCTACCAGCAACCTGAGCAACGCCAGCACGCTGAAGAAGAACGCCAAAACCGGTCTGGTCAGCTCGTTGCTCGGCGGCGTGGTCGGCGGTTTGGGAAGCGCCTATTCCGGCGGCCTGTTCAGTGGCGGCAGCAGTAACGGCCTGGGCACCGGCACCAACGCGGCACTGGGCGGCAATGCTCGGCTAAACAACAAACAAGCCATAGCATAAGGGGGAATCATGGCCGTACAAATTCCAACGCTCGGCGGTCCAGGCGTGCGCACTCGCGCCATGGCCGTTCCACAGGTGCAAGTCGCCACCGAAGACAGCCTTGGCGCCGATCTGGCGAAGCCAATCACCCAGGCCGCAGGGCAGATCTGGCAGAAGACCCAGGACGACGCCGACACCGCCGCACTGATGGAGGCGGAAAGCAGCCTGAGCCAGTGGCAGACCAACACCCTGTTCAACCCGGACAACGGCGTGTACACCCGCAAGGGCAAGAACGCCATCGACATCACCAACCAGACGCTGCCTCAGTTCCAGGCCCAGGTTGACGCGATCAGCAACAACCTCACCAACGACCGCCAGCGCCAGCGCTTCAGCCAGATCGCCAAGAGCCAGGAAACACGCTTAAACGGCGAGCTGAACCGCTACGAATACGGCGAGCGCCAAGTGTTCTACAAGCAGGCCGAGGACGCCACGTTGAACGCCGCCACGCAAAGCGCCGTGGCCTATTACGACGACCCGCAGCAAGTGGCCTACTACCAGAACAAGGGCACCCGCGTCATCGCCATGCAGGGCGAGCGCAACGGTGAAGCGCCGGAACTGACCCAGGAAAAGGTCTTGCAGTACAACAGCGGCATCAATACCGCCGTGATCCAGCGCCTGATGCAGACCGACCCTATCGGCGCCCAGCGCTATTACGCCAAGGCCTACGACGGTATGACCGTTGACGACCAGGCCAAGACCACCAAGTTGCTTGGGACCAGCGTGCGCCAGCAGCTGGGCAGCCAGATCGGCGAAGCCGCCTACACCGCCGGCACCGTGGGCATCAATGGCCTGAGCAATCTGGTGATCCAGGCCGAGAGCAGCGGCGATCCTACGGCTGTCTCGCCAAAAGGCGCCAAGGGCCTGATGCAGCTGATGCCAGAGACGGCCGAAGAAATGGCCAAGGAACTTGGCATTCCCTACAGCGAAGAACGCCTGACCGCCGACCCGAACTACAACATGGCCCTGGGCAATGCCTACCTGAACAAGATGCTGGGGCGTTACGGCGGCAACTCGACACTGGCCGTCGCCGCGTACAACGCTGGCCCTGGCAGCGTGGACAAGTGGATCAAGGCCAACGGTGACCCGCGCACCGATCAGATCACAGATGAAGCCTGGATCAACGCCATCCCCTTCGAAGAAACCCGCAACTACACCGGCAAGATCGTCAGCCAGCTGGTTCCGTCGACGGCCAGCAGCAAACTTGCCGCCGCCACTAGTGCCGCCGCCAAGATCAAAGACCCGGAGACGCGAAAATACGCGATGGACCGCATCGACGACCTGAACAAAGCCGACCAGCTGACGATCAAGGCCAACTACGAGACGGCCGCCAACATCGCGCTTGAGGACGGTTATAACGCCATCCCTCCGCAGGTGCTGGTGACCATCGGCGCTGAAGACCGGGTGAAGCTGCAGGCGCTCGACGAACACCGGCGCAAAGGCACCGAGCCGACCACCGACGAAGGCAAGCTGCGTGAATTCCTGTCGATGCCAGGTCCGCAGTTCGGCGAACTGAGCCTGACCCGCGACATCCGCCCGTACCTCAACGATGCCGATTACAAGACCGTCAAAAGTTCTTGGGAGAAAGCCGTGCAGGGCGACTTCAGCGACCAGCGTGCGACCAAGGCCGAGAACGATCAGCTGACGCTGGTGATGCAGCAGGCCGGGATTCTCACAGGCGATAGTCTCAAGGCTACGTCACCAAAGAACCTGGCCGCCCAAGAGAAGTTCCGCGCCTCCTACCAGAGCCAGAAGGATGCTTTCTTCCTGGCCAACGGCCGCCAGCCCACCGCCAAGGAATCCAGCGACATCGCCAACTCACTGCTGATCGACGTGCGCCTGCGCGGGACCGGAATCACCAGCGACAACACCCAGCAGCTGTGGAATGTGGCGCCGGAGCAGATGCAAGACGCCTACCTGCGCGCCAAAGACATAGGCCTGAATGACATCCCGCCAACCGACCGGGCGAAGATCGTACGCACCTTGCGTAACCGCGGCGAACCGGCCAGCGCAGAAAACATCATTGCCATGTATGTTCAGGGCATTTCTGATCTTGGAGTGAAAGCACAATGAGCCTCGAAGTCCCATCGCTTCTGGCCCCCGTGGACGACACCGTCCAGCAACCAACCCCTACGCCACTGACCACCGCCATCCGTGATTCGTTCGACGATGAGCGCACCGATTTCGTCAACAGCCTGAAGACAGTGGCCAGCATTGCCCCGGCCGAGTATGGCAAGGCCAATGCCACCGCCCGCCTGAGCGGAATTCCTGCCGCCACGCTGTACCAGCAACGCGACCGCATGGCCGAACTGGAGAAGGGCAACAAGTACGCCGCCATCTACGATACCAGCCGCAAGACCGCCAACGCCCTACGCGACGGCAACTTGGCGGCCGTGGCACAGAACGACCTCGATGCCCTGACCCGCATCGAAGGCGCGGCCAGCGACACCCGCTTCAACCAGCAGAGCCTGGGCGAAAAGATGCTCGGCGCGATTCAGCAGCAGTGGACCAGTCAGGCCCAGGGCACCAACGTCGCCGACGCCAGCAACCTGCAGAAGATCGGCGCCAGCTTTGACGCGGTGGATGCTGAGATTGCCCGCGCTACCGCCGCCGGCGTGCAACCGTTCCTCGACGCCAGCGAACCCGGCGGCTTTGCCGGCGAGTACCTGCGCAGCACACCAGGGCAGCGCCAGATGATGCGAGACAACCTCAACAGCCAGCAAGCCGAGTTCGTCAGCCGCGTGGGCGAGCAGCAGCATGAACTGGAAGCGGCCCCGGTTGATCCGGCAGCGCGGCAGATCCAGCAGCTGCAGACCAGCGATCAGATCGGCATCCCGCTCGGCGGCCTGGATCGTCAGGTGATCGACACCGGCGAAGGCATGAGCAGCTTCGATGCCACGCTGGAAGGCCTGACCCCTGGCTTTGCCGTCCGCACTGCGCTGGGCGCCGCCACGGCTTCAGCACCAACCTTGCTCGCCGGTGCCGTTGGCGGCATCCCGCTCGCCGCCGCGCTCAACTTCGGCACCGAGTTCGATGTGAAGCTGGCCGACGTGATCCGCGAAGCTGGCGTGGACTTCAAAGACCCGGCCGCTCTGATGAAGGCGCTGCAAGACGATGAACTGATGGCCACCGCCAGCGACAAGGCCGTATTGAAGGCCGCCGGCACAACCGCCGTCGACACGCTGGGCATGATGTTCGCCGGCAAGCTGCTGGCGCCCACGCGCATTGCCGGCCGACCATTGACTGAAACCCAGCGCGAGCTGACCAACCTGGCCGTGCAGTTCCCTGTTCAGGGCATCAGCGAAGGCGCTGGTGAGGCCGCTGGGCAATTTGCCGCAGAAGGCAAGGTCGACACCGGAGAAGTGTTGCTGGAAGGCATTGCCGGCGGCCTGGGCTCCAGCGCCGACGTAATCGCCTTCGGTGGCAAACGCATGTTCACCACCCTAGCCGCTGGCCTGGAGAAATCCCGCCAGGCCCGCGTTGGCCAGCAATCGCTGAGCGCCGCCGCCGCCGCTTCCATGGAGAGCGAGACGCGCAAACTCGACCCTGGCACCTTCAACCAGATCGCCACCCAGCAGCTCGCCGGCACCCCGCTGGAAACCCTGTGGATTCCCGCCGCCGAGTTGCAGCGCCTGAACCAGTCCGGGGCCATCGACCTTCCGGCGATCCTGGCGCAGATCCCCGGCCTGACCGAACAGTTCGGCGATGCCTTGGTGCGTGACGGAAACGTGGCGATGAAGGGCGCCGATTACCTGACTTACCTTGCCGACTACGACGAACAACTGTCGAAGAGCGTGCGCACCAGCGCCGGCAGCTTCAGCGCCGAGGATGCACAAGCCTGGAGCGACCAGCAGGAAGAGCAGTTGACCCAGCTCGCTGAAGAGTTCCGCAAAGGACCGGATGCACGCGCAAAAGCCCAGCAGGATTTTGTCGGGCAGTTGGTGCAGGCCGGCTTCCGTCGTGCCGATGCCGAGCAATACGCCGCCCTGCATTCGTCCGTGCTGACCAACCTGGCCGAGCGTAATGCGCTGGGCCTGGATCAACTGGATCAGCAATTCCCCCTCGACATCCGCAACAAGGCCCCGGAAGACCTGCGCCGCGTCAGCGTGGACGACGCCACCCTGCTGATCCAGCGTCTGCGCGCTGGCGACATTCCACAGGCCGGCGACATCTTCGGCAAGAGCCTGGGCCAATACCTGCGCGATGCCGGCGGCGTCAGTGATGAAGGTGGCGAACTGGCCGCGCTGGACGCCGACGTGGGCAAGGTCGGGCGCAACCGCATCACCCGCAAAGACGGCGGCATAAGCCTCGACGATGCCGCGATGAATGCCTGGGAACGCGGCTATTTCCCCGGCGTGACCCGCGAGCAAGTCACTCCGCAGCTGATCGTCGACGCCATGCGCGATGAGCTGGCCGGCAATCCGCGCTACAGCACCGAGCAGGAAAACCCGAACAAGGCCGACACCGCCGACACGCTCAACCAGCTGCAGGAGTATTTCGACCGCCTGGGCGTCAACCTCGACGAGCTCAGCGATCAGGAAGCGCTGGCGCTTCTGCGCAACCCGCAAGCGGCAGAGGCCAGTGACCAGCAGCAGCTGGAACAGGGTGGTAACGATGACGCCGCCCGTGGCTTCATCACCTTCAGCCCACGCGGCCAGACCAACCGCAAATTCAACATCACCCTTGGCGAGAAGCGCGACCTGTCGACGCTGGTGCATGAGCTGGGGCACTACTACCTGGAAGTGATTCAGGATCTGGCCCAGGCCGAGAATGCGCCACAGCAGATCAAGGATGACGTGACAGCGATCCGCGACTGGGTGGGCGCCGAAGATGATGTGCCGCTGACCACCGAGCAGCACGAACAGTTCGCCCGCGGCTTCGAAGCGTACCTGGCCGAAGGCAAGGCCCCGGCGCCGGAACTGAACGGCGCGTTTGCCCGCTTCAAGCGCTGGATGCTCGCCATCTACAAGCACCTCAGCCGCCTGAACGTGGCGCTGAACGACGACGTGCGCCAGGTGTTTGACCGCATCGTGGCCAGTGACGAGCAGATCCAAGACGCCGAACGCATTGCGGAAGCCCTGCCGCTGTTCAAGGATGCCGAAGCCGCCGGCATGACCGAAACTGAGTTTGCCCAGTACCAGAACAGTATCGAGTTGGCGCACACCGACGCCCGCGACAGTGTGGAAGAGCAGATCACTCGGGAAGAAACGCGCCGCCAGTCGAAGTGGTGGAACGAACAGCTGGCCGCGATCCGCCAGGAAGTGACGGAAGAAGTCGACCTGCAGCCGGAATACGTGGCGCGCAATGCCCTGCGCAGTGGCCAGTCGCCGGACGGACGCCCTGGTGAATTCAAGCTGAACAGCAGCGAACTGGCCGACCGCTACGGCAAGCCCGCCGTACAGAAGCTGGCCTTCACCCACAGCAAAACCGGCATGCCACTGGACCTGGCCGCCAACATCCTGGGCTTCGAATCCGGCGACGACATGGTGAAGACCATGATGGGCGCGCAGCCACGCAAAGCCGTGATCGAGCAGGAAGCTCTGCGCCGCATGGAAGAGCGCCACGGGCCAAAGCAAACCGGCGAGATTGCCGAGCGCGCCATGGACGCCGTACACAATGAACGCCGCGCCGAAGTGTTGGGCAAGGAACTGCGCCGCCTGGCCCAGGTGGGCAACCGCAAGAACGTCACCAGTCAGCAGATCCTCAAGGACGCCGCTGCCCGGGTGATGAGCGAGCGCAAGGTGCGCGACATCCAGCCGATTGAATACCAGCGCGCCGAGGCCAAAGCCTCGCGCCAATCCTTCGAAGCCTTCACCAAAGGCGATCTGGAAGCGGCGTATGAGGCCAAGCAGCGCCAGTTGCTGAACTTCTACCTGTACCGCGAAGCCAGCAAGGCCAAGGCCGAAGTGGAAACCATCACCGAGCGTCTGAACGGCTACAACAAGACCAGCAAGCGCCAGAAGATCGGCAAGGCCGGCGGCGACTACCTCGACCAGATCGATGCCGTCATGGAGCAATACGAGTTCCGCAACGTCAGCCTGCGCCAGATCGACAAGGCCAAGTCGTTTGGTCAGTGGTACAACGATCAGGTCGCGGCCGGCAACGATCCCTACGTACCGGAATTCATCCTCAATACCATGGGCCGCACCAACTACAAGGAATTGAGCCTGGCCCAGCTGCAGGAGCTGGACGAGTTCGTCGCGCACCTCAACCACCTGGCCAGCCTCAAGGGCAAGTTGCAGGCCAACAAGCGCGTCAAAGACCAGAAGGAAGCGCAAACCCTGCTGATCCAGGCCATGGAACAGAACCTGAACAAGGGCAAGCCGCTGCCGCTCAACGATTCCAGCCGCACGCTGCCGGAAGCCATGGGCGATTGGCTGTCCGAGGCGAACAGTTCACTGATGAAGCTGGAACAGATCATTGAGCAAGCCGATGGCGGTGATCCGAACGGACCCTGGACACAGATCTGGTGGGAACCGCTGGCCGATGCCCAGGCGCGTCGCGACGACCTCAACCGCGAGATCACCCAAAAACTGATGAAAGCCACCGATGAGTGGTTTGCCGCAGCTGGCGCCCGAGCTGGGCAGAAGGTTCACATCAACGGCCTGGGCAAATCCATCGATTCCAACGGAATTCTGGCCACCGCGCTGAACAGCGGCAACGCTGGAAACCTGAAAAAGATGCTGGCCGGCAATGGCTGGAGCGATGCCACCCACGCCGAGATCCTCAGCCACATGCAGGAGGCTGATTGGCGCTACGTGACCAACCTGTGGGAGATCGTCAATTCCCTGTGGCCGGACATCGTCGCGCTGGAAAAGCAGGTGAATGGCATCGCCCCGGAGAAGGTCGAAGGCATTCAGGTGCAGACCCCGTTCGGCGTGGTACAAGGCGGATACTGGCCGCTGGTCTACGACTTCCTGTCACCGCAGTACGCCCAGGTGCAAGCCAACCTTGGCGAACTGTCACCCCTCAATGAACAAGGCGGCGCCCGTGCTACCACGCCACGCGGTCACACCAAGGCGCGGGTTGACGGCTTTGCGGCGCCTGTGGTGCTGGACGTGACCATGATCGCCAACCACCTGAGCGGCGTGATTCACGACCTGACCCACCGCGTGGCCATCGCTGACGCCCGCAAGCTGATCACCGCGCCGACCGTGCGCCAGGTGATGAACGAACGCATGGGGCGCTTCCAGGCGCAGCAGTTCGTCAACATCCTCGACGGCATCGCCAACGACCTGAGCCCGGGCAGCGCCAGGGGCGTGGGCATCTTCCGCCGCACGATGAACGCCCTGCGCGGCAACGCTGCCATCGCCTGGATGGGTTACAGCGTCAGCACGATGTTCAACCAGATCGGCGGCGCCAGCCAGGCACTGGAGTACTTCGCGCAGAAAGGCCAGCGCAAGGACTACATGCGCGCCCTGGCCAAGTTCAGCATGAACCCCATCGCCACCCGGGCCGAAGTCATGAGCCTGTCCGGCGAAATGCGCAACCGCTCTATCAACCTCGATCCGTCGATTCGTGAAGCCACCAACCGCATCATCCGCGTGGGTGAAGGGCGGATCGGTTCAGCCTTCAACAAGGTGAAGAACGGCCACGACGCCATCCGGCGCTGGGCCTTTGTGCCGATGTCGATGATGCAGAGCGTGGTCGACACCCCGGTGTGGATGGCCGCCTACGAGGCGGAAGGCGGCGTGAACTCGGGCAACGGTGGACAGGACGCTATCCATGCCGCCGACCGTGCCGTGCGTCTCACGCAGATGGCCGGCGGAGCCAAGGACCTGGCCCCGATCCAGCACAACGAACTGGCGCGCTTCTTTCTTCTGGTCTACGGCTACGCCTCACTGCTGTGGAATCGCAACGTGGACATCGCCCGCAGTGGCGTGCAGTCGCTCAAGGACAAGGACGTGCAAGGCACGCTGGTCGCACTGGAGCGTTTCGTTTACCTGAATATCATCCCGGCGATCCTAGCCGGCGCGATCAAAGGCGCACTGCCGAATGGCGATGATGACGACCGCGACAAGGACAAGATGGGCGACACCTGGCCGGAATACATCGCAATCCAGACCCTGCTGAGCGTCACCAACGGCGTTCCGCTGGCCCGCGATGCCGCGCAAGGCTTCTTCAGTGACTTCGGTTATGGCGGCGCCTCACCCATCGGCGGTGGCATTGACGCACTGATCAAGGCGTCCCACTCGACCAAGTCGGAAGCCCTGGCCACCAACATGACCACCGCTGTCGGCATGCTCACCGGCCTGCCTTCATCGCAGATTAACCGCGCCACGCGCACGTTCTACAAGCTGGAAGATGGTGAAATGGAGAACGACGCCTTTACCATTGCCAAATCTGTACTGTTCGGCCCACCACCAAAGAAAGACTAAGGGGAAATAACCATGACGGTTAGCAGCCAAACCAGCAACGAGACGTTCCACGGCAACGGGGTCACCACCGTTTGGGATTTGCCATTCCGCTTCTTCAACAACTCGGACATCTTCGTGTACCGCGTTGATCCGGCCACCCAGGTAACGACGCTGCTGGTACTGGGCACCGACTACACGCTGACCGGCGCCGGACTGCCGGAGCAATTCGGCGTGGCACCGGGCAAGATCACCACCACCGTTCCCATGCCCACCGGCAAGGATCTGTACGTTGAACGGGTGATGGACATCGAGCAGCTGACCGACATCGTCAACCAGGGCAAGTTCTTCCCTGAAGTGCACGAAGACGTGTTCGACCGCCTGACCATGCTGATTCAGCAGGATGCGGCCCAGCTCAGCCGTGCCCTGTTGCGCCCAGTCGGCAAGGACTATTACGACGCGCAGAACCGCATCATTTCCAACGTCAAAGACCCGGTGTCACTGCAGGATGCGGTGACCAATGCGTTCATGCAGCAGTATGTCGGCGGCCTGATTGGCGCTGGTACGGGGCCGATGAACCTGGCGAGCAACGTCCTGTACATCGATCCCTACGGCGTGACGAAAGTCGTGCAGAACATGTCCGGCCCGCAGGGCGGCAAGCTCAACGGCTTCAAGCAGACCGGCACCGGCACCAAACAAAGCGACTTTTACGAGAAGACGCGCCGCGAGATTGAGTTCCACGACTATCTGCCTGGCGGCCTGGACGACACCGTGCAGTGGCAGAACATGCTGGCGGACATCCCGAACAAGACCACCAGCCGCATGATCTCCATCCCTGGCCTGACCGCCAGCTACAGCGGCACCACGCCGCGGGTGATCGTGCGTTCCGCGGACCTGTCGATTAGCTCAACGCTGAGCCCGCCGGCATACCTGCGCCTTGAAGGCGAAATGACCTTTTTGACCATGACCAACTCGGCGCTGGACATCTTTTCAGCGGAGGCCTACCAGTGGGAATTGCTCGGGTTTGTGCTGATCGGTGGGCGCCACCAGCTGGACCTGTACAACGCCAACATCAACTCCACGATGATCGACCTGCAATACGTCGAGCATTTCTTGTCGTCCGGCTTCGCCATCAACACCCGGGCAACCGGCGGCACCTTCACGCACCTTTCCACTGAGTTCAACGTCTACAAGGCGCGAATCATGGCGTGCAAGCAGGCCATCAACAACGCGTGCGACAGCATGACGGTGAAGAACAGCTGGGTGCAGCCGAACAAAACGAACATGGCGCCTTCTACGGCCGTATTCGTCAATAAGGGTGCCAGCGTCACCGATCCGGACTGCTTCACCCGGCTGAAGCTGCAGGACGTATTCCTGATCCCCGACCTTGGGGCTGAAGGCGTTGACCGCGTGAACAGCGTGCGCTGGGTGGACAACTACGGCAGCTTCATGGCTGACCACGCCCGCTTCGGCGGCGAGAACGGCGGCATCCCGATTGTGTGGCAGCACGGCGCACCAAACACCGCGTTCCCATGGAACACCACGGAAGTGATCCTGAAGAACTCGACCCTGTTTTGCGGTCCGGATTCGCGTATCGACTCTTGCGTGCTGGGCATCCAGGGCCAGGTGCCGAACACCTTCATCATCGAGGGATCCCCGGGGCCTGTCGGCAAGCCGCTGATCGCCAACCTGTCGTCGACTGACCTTCCCTCCTACTTTGCAGCCTTCGAAGCGGCGAGCGGCAAGAAGGCCTACGAGTACTTCAAGGTCAAGGTTGACGTTGACACCAACGACATCAACGCCTACTTCCCGATCCGCCCGATCATGCCAAACGGCATGTACCCGTACCTTGTCAAAGGCCGCAGCACCGCCGTGCGCAAGCAGACGCAGTCCCTGGCCAATGCCTTTGCCGTCAACCTTGTGTCGTTCGCTACCATCACCGACGACAACCTGGGCGGGTTCGCGATTGCCAACCCGACACGACTGGTCATGCCAGGCGGCTGTTCGAAGATGAACATCGACGTCAGCGTGACCATCGCCGTGGATGGCGCGGCGAAAACGGTATCGATCGACATCGTCGACTCTGGTGGTTCGCTGATCGATGGCGACACCGGGCTGCGCGGCATCAACCCTGACAACGACCGCATCAAAGTG